GTGACCGTAATTGCCCCCGTATTCGTAAACTGCGCCGACAGCAGGTAAGGCGAGGCCCAGCCGGCCGTAGCGCTAGCTGGGGTCGTCACCGTCCCGGGCAGATTATACGTGTTGGTGCCCACCAGGCTGGTCGTCCCGTAAGTGCCGTTGGTATATTGAATGGTCGTGGCCGTCGCCAGCGCGTAATTGGCCAGCGTCGTGCAATTCGTCTGATCCGGCGAGGTTGACAGCGTCGCCGTCATGGTCTGGCTGGCACCGTTGGTCAGGCAGAAGAGGTCCACCTTTACCACGCCGCCAAACATGTGGACATCTACCACATTCGAGATTGCCGTGGACGATGTCACTTTCACCGGCACGGTCAGCACCAGCGTTCGCGATTGCCCAAACAGGTCCGACTGCGCCCAGCCCGTCGAGCCCAGCGTGAGCAGGGCCGTCAAAACCAGCCCAGAGAGTTTCAAGTTCTTCATAAAGTCACTTTCTATTTCAGCGTTTCTATTTCAGCGTTTCAGCGTTTGTCCTCGGTTATTGCGCGCCGGAATCCGCGCTCCAGCAGAAGCTCTGCGCGTGCCTCACGGCCACGTCGCCGTAAGTGTTGCACGTGACCCGCACTTCGCCTTGCGTGTCCAGGGTGTAGGGGTTCACGATGAAATCGTAGCCGCCCCACATGGCTGGGCCGATGCAATCTTCCCAGTTGCCGAAAGCCACCATGTTGTTCAGGAGCTGGTTCGTGACGGCCGCCCGGTAGCCATTGACCGATCCGTCATTGGAGCCGTCGGCCCATTCGCCCTTTTCCCAGATAAAAATAGGGTACGTGGTGCCGATCTTGGCCGCTGCCTTCAGCTTGGCGCGCACGGCTGGAGTCGTCACATACGCCATGTTGCCGGCGTCCGCATTGGCCACCGAAAGTTGAGTCTCGAAATCAATCATCTTCGCCCACGAGGCCGCTGCCCCAAAGGCCACGGAACCGATGCCCGGCGTGTTGAAAATGCCCATCGGCTCATCATTGGCCCCGGCCCCTTGCAGGATCAGGTAGTCCCACTTGATAGCCAAGACCTTCATGATGTCGTCACGGATGAAATTTTCCACGTCCACTGAGGACTGCAAGAGCAGTTGGCGGGTGTAATCGTTCCACGCGCCCACCCGGTGCGGCGTCAGCGCGATCTGGTCCAGCGCCTGCGTGCTCTTCGTCAGCGCCCCGCTCTCGGGCACGGTGTAAGCCGTCGCCGCGCCCGCCTGTCGGGGAATCGCCACATTGCCGGCCAGGCCGGACAGGCTCTGCACCCCGAGGCGCTCCGTTACCATCCGGTTGCGCAGGATCTCGATGATCGGCACCTGCAAAATCGTCGGCACAAACGCGCCGCCCTGGTTGAATACGCCCACCTGCAGGTCGCGCTGGCCTCGGCGATAACTCCGGCTGCGCACCCGCATCATGGCGTCCGGCGGCACCCAAATACCTTCCGGGTCCACCCCGATATGCTGCTGCGTCATGGCCTGGTGTACCTCGCCTTCGAGGCCGTTCACCTGGCCCTTGTTCACCAGCATCGAGCGCAGCGCGCGCCCAATCGAATATTCGTTCTGCTCCGCCTCATTCAGGCCGAGCGACCGCATGGTGATCGGGGTCTGCTTCTTCACGCCCGGCAGGGCGGCCAGCAAATCCGCGTTGAAATCTTCGGCGCTCTTGTTCTCGTCGATGGCCTTCTGGGCCAGCGCCCGGAACTGCTCCGCCCCCTCCGGGAAATTCTTCACCAGCTCACCAGCGGCCGTCATGATCCGCTTGGACCGCGTCCGCTCGCCATCGCGCGCCCGGTTTTCGAGTACGACCAGGTCCGGCTTGTCAGCCGCGGGAGTTGTGGGGATAGTGGCGCCGCCGCCTGCGGCCGGAGTGGGGTTCAAAAGTATTCGCATATTACTTCGTTTCTCCAGTTTCTTAGCGTCAACGGAGCGAGTGTTGTTCCCCTGCATGACCTGCCAGCACATTTCCGAAGCCGCCGCGCACGCGACCGCCGCCGCCTGGCTCGCCGTGTCCGGCACAAACCGCAGTGAGTTGGCCGCCTCGCAGCATTCTTCCCAGCACACCCCTGCCGTTCCTGGCGTGCAGCTCTCCAGGCAGGCCTCGCAGGCCGTCAGTGCCACCCGGCACGCGCTACGCGTGCCGTCCAACAGCGACGTGTTCGCCAGCGCCAGTGTCACCGCCGCGATGCACTCGATCAGCGCCTTCGATTGAAATTCCAGCGCCCGCTTTCCGCGTCCAATTCCCGTATTCGGATCTTCCGGCGCTGACACGATGCTGATCTCAAAAGGCTGCCACTTGAACCGGATCATCGCTCGCCCCAACGCCCCCTTGCTCGAGCTCTTCACGCCCGTCAGCTCGTAGCCCACCGAGACATGTTTCCGGATACCGTCCACCACGTCCTGGAACACCTTCTCAGCCTCCTCGGACTTCGAAAACCGTGCGACCGCCCGGCCCGCCTTCGTCTCCTGGTCGATTTCAGCCCCCTCGATTACACCCCGCTGCCGGTTCAGATCATGCATCTCCAGGAGTGGCGCCCCGTCCTTTAGTCGGCTCAAATCCACGTCCTCCTCGTCATGGCTCAGGATCTCCTCGAACTCTTCCCCGTCATCATTCATTCGCACCACGGGGAACTCCGATGAAAACACCATCGAAATGGTCCGGTCCTCTTTCTTTGCCTTCGACCGGTCGAGGGTGAAGCTCCTGAACATGCGTGTAGTCATATGCCACGGCCCTGCGGTCAACCCGTCCCTTCTCATTTCAGCATGTCAGCTTTTCAGCTTTTCAGCGTTTGCCCCCCATTGACGCCCCCCATTAGCCAAATGCCCGTATGGCCATATATCACCGAGTCCCAAGACCTTCCCGACCAGAAGGTCAACCTCTATGCCGAACCCGATAAGATCGTTGCCGGCGACACCGTCACCTGGCGCCGCTCATTCACCACTTACAAAGCCAGCCTTGGCTGGTCCCTGAACTATTCCATTCGTGGCGTGGTGGGCGCCGCGGCGGACTTCGTCTCCGCCCCGGTCGCCGACGATCATGAAGTTGTCCTCACCGCCGCCGTCACTGCCGCCTGGCCGGCCGGCAAATACTTCCTGCAAGGCTATGCCCTCCATACGGCCATGGGCGAACGCCACACCATCTACAACGGCTTCCTCACCATCCAGCCCAACCTTGCCACTGTCCCTGCCGATCAGGACCTTCGCAGCCACGCCCAGAAATGCGTGGACGCCATTCAAGCCGTGCTCGAAGGCCGTGCCACCAGCGACATCCTCGAATCGGAAATCGAAGGCACCAAGCTCAACCGGATCCCCGTCAAGGACCTGCTCCTGTTCCGCGACCGTTACCTGACCGAGGTCCAGAGCCAGGATCGCCAGGCCCGCGTTCGCGCCGGCAAAGCCACCGGCCGCAACATCCTGACCCGCTTCACCCCGGTGGGCCGCTGATCCATCACGTTTCACGTTTCACCCTATGAAGAACCCCTTTTCCGGCCTCTTTCGCCGCCCTGCCCCGACCGCCCCGGTCGCCCAGCGGTCCCTCCATCGCGTCCAGGTCTCGGTCGCCCCCCGCCACGCGCAGCGCATGTATGCCGGTGCCCAGGTCACGCGCCTCAATACCGATTGGCCGGTCAGTCTCACCAGTGCTAACGCCGAGATCCTGGTCAGTGCCATCGCTCTCCGCCAACGCAACCGCCAGCTCGAGCGCGATGACGACTACATGCGCAACATGCTCTGGCTCATCGAAAACAACGTCGTGGGACATCGCGGCGTGAAGTTCCTCCTCAAACTCAAAGGCATGGACGATGCCTACGACGCCCCGCTCGTCATGGCCGTCCGCAAAGCCTGGCACCGCTATCTGCGACCAAAGCATTGCACCATCTCAGGCAATCTCTCCGGCGTGGAGGTCCAGCGCCTGGCCATCCGCGCCCTGGCCCGCGACGGCGCCATGCCCTTTCGCATCTACCGCGGCTTCGCCAACGAATTCAGCTTTGCCATTGAGCCAATCGAGATTGATCGCCTCGATCACAACTGGAATCGGCCGGCCGGCCTGCAGAATGAAATCCAGTTCGGCGTGGAAATGGACCGCTACAAAGCGCAGGTTGCATTTCACATGCTCACCCGCCATCCCGGCGACGTGTTCGCCTATCGCAGTGGCCCCAAATACCGCGAGCGCATCCCGGCCAGCGACATCATCCCCTTCTGGACCATCGAGCGCGCCGGCCAGTTCATCGGAATGCCCCTCTGGCCCAGCATCGGAAGCCGGCTCAACATGGTGCACAAATATGAGGAAGCCGAGCTCGTCGCTGCCCGCGTCGCCGCCGCCAAAGGTGGATGGTTCAAGAAAGATCCCAACGGTCCCCAGGCCACCCAATACGAAGGCCCCGAGGATAACCAGGGCAACAAGCTCACCAACACCGAGCCGGGTCAGTGGGAAGAACTGCCCGTCGGCTGGGATCCCATCCAAAACAATCCGCAGCACCCGATGGATGCTTTCCCGCACTTCATGAAGAGCCAGTTGCGCGGTGCCAGTGCTGGCTCCGGCCTACCCTACAACTCCGTCGCCAGCGACCTCGAGGGTGTGAATTACTCGTCAATAAGAGCCGGACTGCTCGATGCTCGCGATGGCTTCAAGTTCCTCCAGGAGATACTGGCGTTGAAACTCATGGAACCCTGGTTCGAAGCCTGGCTTCCCTATGCCATCCTGTCCGGCCAGCTCAAGGTCGGCATGGAGCAGATCCCCGAGATCATCGAGTCCATGCACTGGTATGGCCGCCGTTGGGGCTGGGTGGACCCCCTCAACGATACCCGCGCCGACTCTATGGCCGTGGAATGTGGCTTTACCAGCCGCCGCCGCGTCATTGCCGAGAGCGTCGAAGGCGGCGACATTGAGGAAATCTTCGAAGAACAGGAAGAGGACGAAAAGCTCGCCCAGCATCACAACCTCGAATTCGGTGCCTACAAGCCCAAAGGCGGCGTCCAGCCCGCCCAGGAACCCGAGGCGGTGGATGAGGACGAAACACCGGACGCCAAGCCCGCCTGATTCACGTTTCACGTTTCACGCCTACGTTGACGCCTCTCCAAAGTCTGTTCGGGTCTGTGAGTTAGCTCGGCGCCGGTCAGTGCATGATCGGCGCCGTTTCGCGTTTTGTTTCTGCATTCCCCCTGCTCTGGTCTCAAATCGTAACAACTGTTACGATTTACCATTCCCCAATCCTTCGGTGTTCGGTGTTGGATGTTGGATGTTCGGGCCCCCGGATCTGGAATTTGTTGCAGCCGTCTTGGTTTCTCCCATACTCCCTGCTAGATGCTGACCATTCGCGAGGCTATGGTTTTCGAGGCCCGGATCCGTGGCTTAACCATCAAGGAAGTCGCGCGCGAGCTTCACCTTTCCTATCATACCGTTCACCATCATCTCGAAGTCATCTACAAGAAACTCCAGGTCCATTCCCTCCAGGAAGCGATCTTCACCCAGAAGAGCGACCATTGCATCCGCTGTCGAAAGGGCAGTATTGCCCCCTTTCGGTCGTTGCGCCGCGCAGGGTAGATTCCCGGTCAATGCACAGCGCCCGTGGTGACATAGCCGACCTCCCGATAGCCTCCGCGCTGGACAATCCAGCGGACCACTTCCTCAACGCCTATTGTCCCGGCTGCCGGCATGTCGTGGATGCCGCCTGTCCCGACTGCGGCCGCAACGTCGAATCCTCCGGCGCCACTACCGATGGCGTGACCGTCAGCCGCTACAGCCGACCCGAGTTCTACCGGCGCTTCGTCATCATGATTCAGAACGCGCGCAACTCAAAATTCACGCTCGGTTGCTACCTTATTGCCACCGGTGACGCCTTTGCCGAAGGCGTCAGCATGGAAGTATTCGCCAAAACGTGGGGTGTGAAGAAGCAGACCGTCAGCAAAGCCTGCCGATTTATTTGCCTTCACCTGGGCATTCCGCCCTCGCGTTACATGCGCAAAGAAGAGACCGCCGCCAAGTTCCGCCTCGCCAACCGCCGCCCCCGCCGTGTCTGACCCCTCACGTTTCACGTTTCACGTCTCACCCCCCATGACCAGCGAACTCACCTTAGTCGAAACTGAGCTCACCGCCCGCGGTGCCCAGTTCACCCCGTTGGGACTCGACATGCCCGACGATCTCCCCCTCGACGGCTGGACCGAAGTCGGGCGCCGCCTGGTCCGCATGGAGCAGGTCACCCAATGGTGGCTCGGGGACTGGGCCGCCTTTGCGCTCCGCCAATATGAAGGCTGCGAAGAGTTCGGTGGCAAGAAATGCCAGCGGGACGAGCACGGCCAGGGCACCCGCCTCGGCACGCTCAAAGAATTCGCCGCCGGCCAGGGCGTCAACTATCAGACCCTCCGCGACCTCGCCTGGGTCAGCCGCGCCGTCCCGGTGTCGCGCCGGCGCGACAACCTCGAGCACAGCAAGCACCGAGAGGTCGCTGCCCTCTCCCCGCGCGACCAGGTAAAGTGGCTCGACAAGATGGAACATGAGCAGCTCCCGCGCAGCGTCGTCCGCCAGCAGATCCGCATTAGCCAGGGCGAGAGCAACGCTCTGGTACCAGACGGCCCCGTCACCAAGTTCATCACCAAAGCCCTGGACGACCTCCTCGCCTGGCTTCGGGCCCGCCCCGAAGGCTTCTGGACCGAGGACCATCGCCAGATATGGCGCGACCGCCTAAAACCCCTGGTTGACTTCTACCAGGAGCTATAACCCTTCACGTTTCACGTTTCACCCATCATGAGAATCAAAGTCCAACTCCCCTTGATCAGAACCCGCGAAGAAGCCGAGTCCGTGATGAACGAGCTCGCGACGGCCGCCAACCTCCAGCGCACCTTTGTTACCCTGCGCGACGAGGAAGTCCTGGCCATCAACTCCAAATTCGAAGCCGACCTGGCCGAATGCTCCGAAGTCCTCAAACAGAAGACTGATGCCCTGCGCGCCTGGGCCGAGAGCAATCCCCAGGAGTTCCACAAAGGCAAGAAGTCTGTCGAGCTGCTCAGCGGGACCCTCGGCTTTCGCACTGGCACCCCAAAACTGGCCTTACTCTCGCGCGCCTTCACCTGGGAAAAGGTCCTCGAACTCCTGCGCTCCATCTCCGCCTGGACCACCTTCGTGCGCACCAAAGACGAGGTGGACAAAGAAGGTATTCTCGCCGTCGCCAGTCAGGCCCAGGACAAAGACGCCTTCACCAACGATCTGAAGCGTGTTGGCCTCCAGGTCAAGCAGGACGAAACCTTCTTCATCGAGCCCAAGCTCACCCCCATGGAATCCCGCCAGACCCGGAATTCATAGCTCCCATTCCTCCCATCACTGGCTGTTGGCTGTTGGATGTTCAGTCCCCGGATCCCCTCACTTAAACGTCCA